CCGACCGTGCAGCCTCGCTCCGGTCGATGCGCACGATTACGCTCGCGACGTCGCGCTCCAGGGTGTTGATGCGACCGACACCGATGCCGTAGGTGACCGCCGCCGACGCGCCGGCTGATAGCAGGCTGACGAGGATTCCGACGGCCCACGCGGGGATGCTCATCTTTTGCGCAGCCATGCTCTTGCGCTCCTCACGGCGCCGCGGAAGCGCGTCAAGTCTCGGGTCAGTCGTCTGCATCGTCGCCTCGGCTGCTCGCCGCTCATGGCATGACACCCACCGCGGACGGTCACGCCCACTCCAGCCACGCCAGGTCCGCGGGACGCAGCCCCGTCGTCACGTCGAGCCCGCCATCAGCGATCATCGCGGAGTCGACCGGCACGCACCAAACGTCCTGGAAGGGGTGCTTCAGCGGCAGGTTGCGGGCGGTCGTCGGCCACGGGTCGATTGCGCCTGCGCCGAGGCGAACGCCAAACCCACCTTCCGCCGGGTCTTCGTCACGGTTGCCCACGGCGGTCTGCGCGTCGTCCGCAAAGGTCTGAGCTGCAAGCAGCGTCGAGAAGGCCCTCGCCGAGCGCATGTGCTGGGTACCCGCGGAGAGCGTCACGTACGCGTCGTAGACGTCGTCACCGAGCGCCATGAGCCCGTCCGCGGTGTAGTGCACATCATCGACTTGAAGCGCGATCGGAGTCGCGTCGACAACCGCTGCGTTTCCGAGCGTGGCCGCCGCCGACACGTACGCAGCACGCACCAGCGCGAGGTCGCCCGCCGTTCCCTCGGTCACTCCGCAGTTTTCGGAGAGCTGCACGAAGATAATCGGCAGGTCCGCGCCAAATTCCCCTCGGAATGCGCTGCCGAGCTTGAGCAAATTCGCCTCGTACGCCGCCGCAAACGTCGAGTTCTGCACGTCCGCTTCGCCCTGGATCCACGTCAGCGAGCCGAACACAAGCTCGTCGCCCGTAAACTCGGTTTTCGCGGCCTGATAGCACTGCCACAGCGCGTCGATCGCATCCGCCCACTCGGCGCCTGCGGCCTCGGGCTGCCACGATGCGGCGAGAGATGTGCCCGACCAGCCATCGCGGAAAATGAGCGGCAGCTCACCGGCGTCGTTCCGCAGATGGTATCCGAAAGCCGCCTCAATGGAGAAGAGCCCCGACGGGATCGTCATCATGGCAGACGCTGTGCCCCCGAACGTCGTGTCAAGTCGCGTGTATTGGCGCACGTCGTTTTGTGTGAGGTCGTATCTCGTGTCCGTCAGGTCTGACTTATTCGCGGCGCCGCGCGCGTTGCTCTGTCCGCAGATGAGGTGAATCGTCCGCGTGGCCATCACGCACCCCCGGCTGCAGCGCGCTGCTGTGCGGCGTACGCGAGAAGCGCGGCTATGTCGAAGGCGTCTGACTCGGTGTTGTCCGCAAACGACCACACGCCAAGCTCTAGAAACGACGTGTCGGACGGGTTCACGCCACCGCCACGTGCGCCGATGCCGACTACAGTCGAAGTGGGGGAGATGGCATTTGGCGTGCCCGTTGCCTCTTGGGTGCCGTCTACGTAGAGCCGGTTCGTTCCGCCCGTGTTCTGTACGGATACGACGACTGAGATGATATCGCCGTTGGCGATAGCCGAAGTTGAGACGAGGTCCACGGCGCCCTGCTCCCACGCGAGGTTTTGCCCCGTGCCGGTGTGATATCGAAGGTAATTCGCGGCTGCAAAATCCAGGATGCGCCGATTCGCGGCCCACGTATCGACGCGGAAAAGCGCGTAGACGACGTACGGCTTCACAAGCGAAAAAGCCGCTTCGCTGCGCAGGTACGATCCAGTCTGGAGACACTGCGCGCCCGAGAGCGATCCGACGGTCACAAGCGCAGGGCGCTGCGGGTCGGTGACAGCGGACCAGCGGAGTGACGTCGACCCCTCGCTGTCCCACGTCGCAACGTCGCCGGTGACCTCGGTGATGCCGCTTCCGCGCAGCAAGAGCACGGAGGACTCCGGCGGCGTGAGTGAGGACGCACCCCTCACGGCAGGCGAGCGGCCGCCCCGGCGGAGTAGCGCGGGGATGGGTGCGCTACGACGGGCGATGTTGCGACCGCGCATGGCTCACGTCCTCCGGATCCAGAACGTCCCGCTCGCGCCAGACGACCCGATGAGCGCGATGCCGTAGTCCTCGCTACGCACGTCAAAGGTCAATCGCTCGCCGTCAAGCACAGGCTCGTCATCCGCGTCCGGCACGTATGCGGTCGTCCCGCCGATGGCCGTCACCACGTCGGAGTCGCCCGAGTCCCATGGGCCCGTGCACCAGTAGCCCGCGAGGCCCGCAGCGGCGGCAACCATCGTGAGCGTGTACGTACCCGGTCCGAGCGGCCCGACGTAGACCGTCGCGGCGTCGGTGAAGGCGTGGTCGCCGCCGATGGGCAAGCTCGTGGTGTCGAGCAGGTCCGGGGCGCGCAGGTAGGTCAGGTCGCGGGGGTCACTCATCGCATCTTCTCCTGAAGCATGGCTTCATAGTCGTCGTCGCTGACGTCTCCGCCGGACTCGCCGATCATGGCTTCGTAGTCGTCGTCGCTCACCTCGGGCCCGTCATCGGCGACAGGCTGCGCACGCGGCATCGTAGCCGCTGACGCGCTGGCCGCACTCGGCACGCCGCGCGACGTCGCTGCGGTGCCCACCTCGCCGATGCGCTCGAGCGGCTGGCCTGCGACATCGCCAGTCGTGGCCGCCGCGCGTCCGTATGGTGAGCGCGCGAGCACCTGGCCGACGCGACGCGTCGTGCTGGGATTGCGGGCCGCGGACACGATGCGATCGACGTCTTCGGCAAGCTCCTGCGCGCGCTGGACCCGCGCGGAGTCGACCGCATCGTCCACGCGTGTCGCCGCATCGCGGTAGCCGCCTGGCGTGCCCTCAGGGGTCGCGCGCGCTGCGCGGTCCGCCGCCGTCTCGGCGAGCGGCGAGCCGTAGTGTCTGCCGAGCCGCTGCACGAGGTCGGCACGCGTGCGGGTGTAGCGCACGAGGTCGTCGACGTAGTCCTGCTCCGCGGGCTCCGCGGCGCGCTGCATGGTGGACTCGACCGCGGGCCGCTTGGCGCGCTGGATCGGGTCCCACTCGTTGGGGCGCTCGGGCGAGTCTTCCAAGAAGCGTCGAGCCGCGATGCGTCGGGCGGGAATCGCCGCCGTCCACGCCGGGTTGTCCCCGCGCTGAAGCGCGGATGCGCCGCCCCACTCGGGGCGCTCGAGCGCCGCGCGAACCTCGCCGTACCACTCGCGCAGCGCCTCGGCCGCTTGCGGGTCTGCGTTCGGGTTCGGGTCGCGGCCACGCATGGGGCCGACGCGGCCTTGCATGCGGCCGATGGCGCGCTTGCCCTGGTCGAGCGCGGCGTAGACCTCGCCGACGTTGCCGCGCTCGATAGCGCGCTGTGCGCGGACAGCCTGGTCATTCAGTTCTGAACGCAGGTTGGCCAGCGCCGCGCGTCCGCTGCGACCGTAGCGGCCCTGGTCGACGAACTCGCGGCGAATACGCTCCTGCATGGCCGCAAACCAGTTCATGGCATCGTCGACCGCGCTCGGGTCGGCAGGCTCGCGCGCAAGCGCCTCGCGAAGCGTCGCGGGCTTGAAGCGGATGCGGTCGGACTCGATGGGGCTGCCGATGCGCTCGAGCTCCGTGACGGCGTCGGACACACGGGCCGCGTCGTCAGCGGTCTGCGTGACGCCACGCTGAGCCGCACGGAGGCCGCGCCCGACGCCTCCCACCGCTGCGAGGCCGCCGCTGATGCCGCCGCCGATGGCGCCGCCGATGGCTGCGTCTTGCGCGATGCCTTGCGCGTCTTCCGCACGGCTGCCGCCCGCTCCGGCGAGCACGCCCTCGCCAGCGGCTTGCGCCACGCGTGCTGCGACACGCGACCCACCCGACAGCCCAGCGCCAGCAGCGGGGAGCATGCGGCCCGTGGCGACGCCGCCTGCGACCGCGCCGGGGATGAACGCACTTGGCTCCGCCTCGGCCGCTTCGCCTTGCTGACGGCGCGTCGCGTCGCGGACGTCGGAGTACCCGAGGTCGGCCGCCGCGCGACCGTAGGCGTCTTCCTGGCCCTCGGGAGCCATGAGCCGCGCAAGACCTGCTCGCATCTCCGGCGGCACCGCCTGCGACAGTCCGCCGACGAGCTCGTCCACCCATCCCGCGGTCGCGCCCTCAGCGATGCCACGACCGAACGCCGCCGCGCGGTCCGCGACGTCCTCGTACTCGGCCGGCAAGAGATTGAGCGCGCGCATGAGCCCGACGATGCGCTCCGCGCGCGACGGCTCGACGCTGCCCGTGACCTGCTGCTCCGGCATCTCGATGACGTTGGAGTCCTCGGTGATGTCGAGGCGCTGGAAGCGGTCGCGGCTCACCGGAGCACCTCGAAGCCGGCGCGCTCGGCACGTGCGCGTTCCTCGGGGGTGTCAGGCCGGACGGCGATGCCGCGAGGCGTCCGCACACGGAATGTCTGTCCGCCTCCGCCGCCGCGGCGCTCGCCGCCTCCGCCCGAGTCGGGCTCCCAGCCGAGCGCCTGCATCTTGAGCCGGTAGCCGCGGCCGATGACCTGCTGAGCGGCTTGGATCTGATTGCGGATGGCGCCCGCGCTGCGGAGGTCCGTGACGTCGGGGAACTCACGCCGGAAACGCTCGTACTCGCCCTCGTTGATGACGCCCGTGTTCCGAAGCGCAGGGAGCGAGCCGATGAATGCGTTGCGCGCCGCTTGATACTGCGCGCCAATCTCAGACTCGCCGATGGCCGTGAGCGCGCGGTCACCGGCGCCAATCTGGCCCGCGATGCGGAGCATGTCGCCGAGGTTCGCCGTTGCGCTCGCCGCACCCTCGCTCGCATCCTGCCCAGCACGGAGCGTGACCGCGTCCGGCGGCACGTCCCCGTTGCGCCAGCGCCAGCCGGGCAGATTGTTCGCGCGCGCCACTCGCTCGTCATCCTCGCGGGTGTCGCTCATGGCGGAGCCGCCGACGTACGCGCGCCGCTCTGCGCTCGAAAGCTGCGACCATGCCTGCGTTACTGCGGCCTCGCGCTCGGCCTCGCTCATGCCCTGGAGCTGCGGGTACTCGCGCTGTGCGAAGTCGCGGAAGCTGCGCGTCGGCCCGAGGCCCTCGGCGCGTGGCCCGCCGCCCTCACCGGAGCGGCGCTGCGTCTGCCGCGTGCGGAGCCCGTAACGACGCGCCACCTGGTTGTAGAGCGTCGTCGCGGCGTCCGCGGAGAGCGCGCCAATTTCCTCGTCGGAGATGCGCTCGTCTTCCGGTACGCGCTCCATCAGCGCCCGGAGCTCCTGCTGCGCCTGACGCGACACCGGCGACTCCGGGTCACGCGCCATCTGCGCCGCCTCGGCCTCGGTGCGCGCGATGTCACCCTGTGCGGTGCGCTGCGCCGCGAGCGCGCGAGCCGCCTCGGCCTGTGCGCCGACCTGCTCCGCACGGAGCCCGATGCCTTCCTCCATCGCGCCGACGCGTCGCGACTCCAGGTCGAGCCGCTGCGCCTGCTGCGCCTCGAGCATCTGCGCGCGCCGCTCTTGCGCGGCTTGCGTGATGCGCCGGAGGTCCAGGTCCTCGGCGCCGCGTGCGCGCTGCTCGTCCACGCCGCGAGCCTGCGTGATGCGGGCCTGCTGTTGCGTGGGACTGCTGTTGATCATGGCGTTGCCGACCATGCCGCCGGCACCCGCCATGAACTGGGCCGCTGCGGGGCTGCCGCCGCGTGCGTCGAGCGCGAGCGCGCCAGCGCCCAGGCCGATCTTCGTGATGTACCCGAGCGCCTTGAGGATGCGCTCACGACGCAGCGCGGTACGCGCCTCGTCCTCGCTCGATGTGTCCAGTGCCTGCTGCGTACCCGCGCTGGACTGCGGCATCGCTGCGGTACGAATGTCCGGCGGAAGCCGCGAGCCCTGCGGCTGCACGGTCTGCTGGCGCGCGTCCGCTGCGCGCTGTTGATCGGGAAGTGGCGCGGCCGCCGGAGGCGCGGGAGGAGCGAGGGGAGAGGAGGGAGACTCCTGCGCCCCCGGCGGCTGTGCCGGACCCGATGCGGGGGAGCCCATCGGGGTCGTCTGCTGAGGCGCCACGGTGCCGCTCTGCGGCTGCGGCGTGACGGGAGGCGGCGCACCTCCGCCGCCGAGGTTTGCGCGCGCTTGCGAGGCGCTGGCGACGTCTGCGGCGTCCTGCTGCGCGTCGAGCGCGTCAAAGTTGACCGCGCGACCGCCCGCCGCGCCCTGCTGGTACGGTGCGCTCGCGTCGAGCACACGCTGATACGGGTCCGGCTGCTCGGCCGGCGCGTTGGGTGTGAAGCGGATCTCATCCTCGGGAATGTCGACGTTCGCTTGAAAGCGAATCTCATCCTCGGGAATGCTCATCTGGAACTGCGGTGTGACCGGCGTCTGCGGCTCGTCTCGCTGCGTGGCGATGGACTCGAGGGCGCGCCGCTGAATGGGCGCACCGCGGTCATCCTCGCGCACCTGCCGTCGCTCGAAAGAGCCCAACGACGACTCGCGGCGCGACTCGGCCGCTTCGTCCATCTGTGCCTGGCGCTCTTCGGCCGCTTCGGCCTCCGCAGCGCGACGCTCCTCGGCCGCCTCCTCTGCCTCGCGCGCAGCTTCCTCGGCCTTGCGGCGCTCCTCTTCCTCGCGCGCCTTGTTGCCGTTGGAGCCGCCGTCGAGCAGCCCGCCAATAAGGGGAATGCCCATCAGAAGATGCTCCCGAGGATCTTGCTCGTTCGATCCGTCCGCTTGTCGTCGTTCCTGTTCTGCTGCTCTTGCACCTCGCTGCGCCGTCCGCCGGCAAGCTCCGCGCTTCGGCCGCTTGCGTCTGACTGCGCCTGCGCGAGCCCGAAGCGGTTCGCGTACCGCTGCTGCGCTGCGCCGCCGCGCCGGTCGGCGTTCCATCGCGTAAAGTCGTCCGCCGCGCTCGATCGCGTCGCAGCCTCGTCGAAGGACTGGCCACGCATGCCGCTCGACAGGTCGCCCTGCATCCCGAGCGCCTGCAGCGCACGCCGCTGCGCCTGCGCCTGGGTCTCGAGCTGCATTTCGTTCGCGCGATTCGCACCGCCCTGCTGCGCAGCGAGCTGTCCGGCGAGCTCTGCGCCCGATCCAGACATCCCGCGCATCGCCATCTGCTGCTGGACTGCCTGGCGCTGAGACTGCTCTTGCTGAGCAGTCTCCATGCGCATCCGCTGCATCGCAGCGGCTTCCTCAGCGGTGTACCCGCCTCGGCCGATCTGCGAGAGCGAGTCGAGTGCCGCACGCTGCGCCGCGATGGCGCCCGCGTCCGCCTCTGCGCCCGCGAGCTGAGACTCCGCGCTCTCGACGCCGCCGAGAAGATCTAGCTCCGACGGAGCCTCCTCTCCCACTCCAGCGAATGCGCCCGAGACACCTCCGAGACCATCGTTGAAGGCGCCGCCGTAGTAGTCCTGCTGAGCTTGTAGCTGCGCGGCCTGCCGCTTGCGCTCCTCGCGCCTTGAGTCTCGGCGGTCGGCGCGCTTATCGCCGCGAGGGCCACGTCCTCGCCCAGTTTTTGAGTCCGATGAGTAGTAGACTTGACCCGTTTCGGGGTCTGTCCTCGGCAGGTACGTTTTGTTGTTGCCACCAGCGGCAGTGCCGGTCTGGCGACCGACCTCGGCGCCATTCTCATCGTAGAACGTCCACTGCCGCTGCTCACCCTCACCAGTCGCGGTGGCGCGCGTGTAGTCGTAAGCGTTGCCGTCCTGGTCGTAAAACTGCGGCATCAGCCATCTCCCATCACGAAGAGCCTGACGTCGTATCGGGTGCCCGAGGACAGTCCAGCGATGCCGGAGAGTACCACGGATCGACCCGATGAGCCAGGGCGCCACAGGGTGGACGACGTCGCGACGGGGACGCCGGCCGCTGCCGCGTACGCACACACCACGACGCGCGGACGCATGTCGACATCTATCGTCAGATCCGGATCGGCCGGGTCGTATCGGATCTCACGCTCCTGCGCCCGCGGAAGCGCGTCGAGCGCGAGCCGAGTCTCGCCCACGAAGCGCCGGAATCGATCGCGCACATCCGCCCACTCAGCGCGCGCGTCGATGCCGAGTACCGCGGGAACCAGCGCTTGGACAAAGCGGATCATGTGAGCTCAGGAGATGTCATTTTGCCCTTCGAAGGCCACGCAATCGATTGCCGCGGACTGCGTACCAGTGGCGTTGGTCGCGCACTGCCAGTGATGGAAAAGCAGCGCCGAGTCTGGCGGAATGTCCGTCGTCAGAGTGCCTGACGCCGTGCCCGCCGCGTCCAGCCTCGTCACACGATACACGACAGACCCCGGCGAAAGGTCGAGCTCGAAACGAATCGACATGTTGACAGCCCGCGCGAAAGACGCGCCGAGATCGACCTTTGTTGCCGAAACCGCGCTGGCCTTGCGCATGAGCTGAAGGTTCGCGTCGGTCGAATCGAGTCCGAGATACACTCCCGCCGGAATGCTATTACTACTCGGCTGCGTGCCGAAGCTGAGATATGAGCTCATTCCCGCGACAAGCCCGATTATCGCTCGCATGTCCGCGATAGCGGACCCAAGAAGACCCACCACCGTCTGAGTGCGACTCGGGCTGCCGAGGCTCCAAAGAGCGCCGGTCCTCTTGCCTGCCGTGGACCGTGACACGGTGGACGTCTGACACGCGTTGCGATTTTGCCTCTCAAGCCACGTCGCGCTGGCCGGCACCGTCGTCCGCGCGGTGGTAGCGCTAGCAAAAACCGTCACCGGACTCATATGGGTCACCGAGTCGGTTCCCGACCCGCCCGAGACCGGCATCACCGTACGTCGCACAGACGTGAGCGTGTCCGATGCCGCTCCGGCTAGCAGCGACGCAGGCACTTGCACCGTCTGCGCGCTCTGACGGCCCGCTAGCACGAGACCTGTCGTGCTCACCGCCGATGCCAGCGACTCGATCGTGTCCAGCTCTGGCGTGATGACAGCCATCAGCGCCCTCGCCTTCCCGCTCGAGACGACCCGAGCTCGTAGTCGAGGTGAAGCGCCGAAAGCGACCACTGCGCGCCACCCTGCGAAATGCAGAGCTTCGGAAAGAGGATCGCGGCTCGCGCGTGGTCGCGCGTGGTGAGAAACGGGATGTCTTCGGGGAGCGCGTCATCCTGGAGCGTGTGCTCGGTCGTCACCGATGCCGCCGTGTGGATGAGGTCGGAGCGGAAGCTCAGCGTCGCATCGTACATGCGCCGGTCGGACTCGTACGTCAGAACGCCGCGCTGCCAGTGCTTCGTGACCGTGGGCACCTGCGCGCTCTTCGCGATCCACTCGATGCACTGCTCCACCGGCTGATAGAAGACGACGTCTGTCGCATCCCACGTCGTGTCATCCAGCGGAATGACCGTCGCCGTGTCGGGCGAGTCGCCGCCGTCCGCCGTGGCCGACACGACACCGCGCCCGCCCGTAGCCGCCTGATACGCCCACGATCCGACGGGGGCGTCTGCGCGCGAGCCGGTGAGCGTCAGGACGACCGCGCTCGCGGTCTGCGAGACGCTGATGATCGTGTCGGTGTACGTCACGTCCGCGTGAGGTGCCTCGTCGCTGTCGAGCGTCTCACGCCACACGTCGCCGAGGTCGTCTGCGTCGAGGCCCGAGAAGAGAATGCGCCCGGCGATGGTGGTCGCCGCGCTGTACTCGCGGTCGCCCGAGGTCCAGCGCGTCCATCCCTGAGTCCGCATGTCGTACTGATAGACGCTCGCGACGTAGGCATCCCCGACCGCCGCAGGCACGCCGAGCAGTAACCGCTCTTCACCGTCTTGATAGTGCAGGAAGCATCCGAGCGTGGAGCCGCTGGCCGGGTCAGTCGTGGCCTGTAGCGCCACTTGGATCGCGCGCAGGTCGGGCTCGATTGCTGGTGCGCTGAGGTTCCCGGCGACGCCACCCTCGGAGAGCATGATGACGCCGGCATCGGTCCACGCAAAGACGCGGTCGCCGCCGACCGCTACGGACTTCGGGTGGAGCAAGCGGGCAGTGCTGTCGATCTGCTCGACGCGCAGCGTCTCGGGCGTGTCGCCAGAGATGATCCAGATGCCATCCGTCTTGAAGACGAAGAGCGCACGCCGCGTCGACCTCATCGCAAGGATGGGCTCGGAGCGCGATCCAATGTCGACAAAGTTCAGCGCAGGAACGTGCTCGGGCTCTTGCAGCTTCGAGTACATCACGCGGTGGGCGTTCGCTTCTATCTCACCGGAAAGCGCATAGACGGGTCCAGACCGCGTCTCCAAAGGCGGGTCGAAGAGCCCGACCATTCCAGCCGCAGACCCTACGAAGTCAAACGCGCCATTGGCGCCAAGATACGGCTCATAAAGCACCATCGTGCCGCCGCCCGCGTGGCCCGCCATAAACACATCGTTTGTTGCAGGTGACCGGGTGTTGATCGATAGACACAGCAGTCGCACGATTGTCGGAACGTTTGCGTTGAGCGGGATGTCGCCCGTTGCGGCATTGAATGTGGACGCCGTAAAGGTGTAGGTGAGCCCGTTAATCGTGAGCGTCTGCCCCGCCGTCGGACGCGCGACCATGCGCACCACTAGCTGTCGCGGCTGCTGCACACGCCCGAAAAACAGCATCTGATTGAAAAACGCGATTGACGCGGCCTGAGGAGGCCGCTCATTCGCCTGTAGGATGCCTTGCTGCGTCGCGTTCGTGTATAGTGATGCGCCCAAATCGGCAGGGTCTGTGATGTCAAAGAAAATCGATGATCCGCTTGAGACGTCTGCGCCAACGGGCTCGTACACCATCGCAAGGTACAACTCGTCGCTAGGAGTCGCCGTAAAGGGCGTCACGGCGATTGATCGATATACCTCGATAGTGTCGCCGCTGGCGAGCTCCGCAGGGTGCCGAAGACTGAGCTGTACGCGACGGTCACCGCCAGAGCTGTTTGCCACGACGAGGTCGGAAGACGGCGTCGATCGGACGATCAGCCCATCTGCGGACTCTCGCACGACGCAGACGCGATAGCGGACCGCAGAGTCAGTCGGCAGCCAGTTCTCGTCAGCAACCCCGGACACGTCGAGCGCAGCGCTTCCGGGCACCTGCCCGAGCCGTGGATACCCTGCACGCACGGCGACTCCGTCCACGACGCGGGCCACGCCGCTGGAGGTGGGCACATAGAGCGCGTCCCGAGCGACCGCCGCCGATGCGCCCGCGTATTCGCCGGACTGCGTAATGGCCTGCGTCGCCACGCGGTTTGCCCATGTCCACGCAGGCTCCGGCACCGCTGCGCCCGTGTCGTCGTCGAGCCCGCCCGTGGTCTGCCCGTAGAGCTCCTCAGCGTCGCCCGTGGGCGCTGGGTAGATTCCGACGTAGCGCGCCCCGCCGCTGAGACCCTCCGGACGAAAGCCCGGCCGCGGCTCGGCGACGCCCGCCCTGCGGATGACGACGTTGTCCGCGACGCGTAGCGCGCCCTGCGGTGCTTCCGTGTGCGGGTTCGGGTCGGTGTACAGGCCGGCCGCGCGCAGTGTTAGGTCAGTCGCCATTGGCTCGCACCCCTCACCAGCGAATGCGACGACCACGGCGCAGAGTGCTGCGCGGGTTGAGTATGACACGGGTCCCTCCTTCGGTCCTCGGCTCCATGAGGACGCGGACAGCTTGCATCTGTCCTTGGAGGAGTGCCATCTCCCGGTCAAGTTCAGCCTGGTACCCGAGCGCGCGGTAGACCTCGGCGACGGTCGCCGTCTCAAGCACGCGGTGGAGCTCCACCGGCATCTGAAGCACGCATGTGGTGTCCGTGGCGCAGACGTAATCGCCCGCGACGGGCGCCTCAAGAATCGCAGACGCAGCGTCGAGGTCCACCGCTGCGCCCACCACGGTCACATCGCTACCGATGACGCGCGGGCGGAATGGCGGCGAGGCGCCGATGACGTCCACGAAGTCACCGGTCGAAAACACGCTCGCGGCAGTCGTCGTAACAGTGGGCGCGCTGTACGTCAGCACCACGTCGCACGCGCTCGTCTCCACGAAGCGCCCGACGCGGAGGTAGTACCGCATCCGCAGCATGTACGTGCTCGCGAGCTGCGTCGTCGGCGTCGGCAAGATCTCGATGTCGTTGCCCTCGACCGTGTACGCGCATGGCGCATCCCACCACGGCGACGCGGCCTCGCGGTAGAACGGTCGGTCTTCGGGCGGGATGTAGGGTAGCTGCACCTCGGCGCCCGTGGACGTCGAGACAGCGATGACGTCGCGCAGCGAGCCCGCCTCCGCACGTGTCGGAATCGGATACGCACGCTGCCCGCTGACGATGGTCACAGACTCGCTGATGACGCCATACTCCTCACGCACGGAGCGCAGGAGTGGAGCCGTCACGGTCTGATGAGCCAGGTCCGCGAGCGCGAGAAGGTCGGTGGTGGTCAGCGCGCCATTGGCCGCGGGGAGCTGGGCCCGACGACGCACCGAGGCGAGAAGGTCCGTCGTCGTGTAGGCCATAGCTCAGTATCCCTCGTCGTCGTCGTCCTCGCCCATCATGAGCGCGTCTGCGCCCATGCCTTCGGACTCCTCGCCGCCCGCCTCGATGGCGTCGGCTTCGTCCATGAGCTGCTGACCGAGTGCCCGGAGGACCTCGGCCGCACCGGCGTTGTCTTTGACGCGAGACGGGCCCAGTCGAGCCGTGTTGGCGTCGCCTGCGATGCTCTTCAGCGCCGCAATCTCCGGAGAGCCTGAGCCCGTCTTCATCATCAGATACCCCACCGCTCGGTGATGGGCGTCGCGACCTCGCTCGTGAGAGTCGCTCCGCTCGTGAAGCTCGAGGCGCTCACCACGACGGCGTCACCCGTCTCGGAAACGCCGATGAGTGCCGCCGTCCGGTCTGCGCCGGGATAGGTCACGGTGACCACGCCCGTCGCAGTCACACCGCTTGCGGAGACGAGCCCTGCGAGCTTGGAATGCGCGTTGATGGCCGCCGTGAGGTTGGTCGTCGCCGCCGCGAGGTCCGCGCCGATGGTGACCTCGTTCTCGTTGGCCGCCGCCACCGCCCACGTCAGCGTGACGTTGCCGATGACGACGGTCTCGCCCGCCGTGATGTTGGCGAAGGTGATCGTGATGGTGACCGCGGAGTCCGCAAGCACTGTCCCGGAGTCCACCGAGTCGCACGTCACCGCGAGCGCGGAGCCGCGCACTGCCGACACCCCTTGCAGGTACCGGCAGAGCGTCTCTCGGAGCTGCACCCAATCCTCGGCGTCGGCGAGCTCCGCCGCGACCGAGGCCGCGGGGAGGTCGACACCGAGTCGGATGGTGATGATGGCGCCGCTCATGGCGCCTCAGATCGCCTGGCTGTTGACGATGCCGGTGAAGAGCACGCTGCACGCCGGCTTGAAGCTGACGAGCGCCTGGTCCCACCACTGCCGAAGCTCGAAGCCAGCGTTCGACTCCAGTTCGCGGAAGAACCGCTCTTGCTGACCGGTGACGCCGGGGAGCCGGAACGTCAGGTCCGCCGAGCCGACGCGCTTGAAGTAGCGGTCGGCCGTGAGAAAGGCCTCGCCGGCCTTGATCATCGGGTGCGGCTTGATCTCAATGGTGCCGGTCTGCCCGTAGAACACGAGCTTCTCGGTGCCGAGGTCGGCTTCCATCCGCATCTTCGCCGCGTAGCGCCGGAGCGCCGCCGCATCGTTGTTGAAGTCGCTCCAGGTGTACGGCGACACGCGGAGCGTAAGCGGCCCGAGACCACCACGGAACGCCGCTCGAGCCGAGCCGCGCATGACCTTGGCGAACGTCAGCGCCGCGCCGCCCGCGCCGATGCCGTTGCCGCGCCACAGTCCGTAGGTCGCTGCGTTGATGTTGTGCATCGTGCCCGTGTTCGGCACAAGCACGCGAAGGCCGTCGAACCACGCCGCGTCCGCCTCGAAGGGGATGACGACGTCGCTCGCCTGGATCGCGTTGTTGTCCGCCACCACGCCGGTGAGCGTCACCGACCGCGTGTCGAAGTCGACGTTCGAGATGGTGAGCGCGCCGTTCGTGTTGCGCCGCGTGCCGCCGGGCGCGCTGTACACATCGACGCTCGCGCCTTCCATCTGTGCCCACAGGCCGGGGGCCCAAGACGCCTCGGTGATGACGTACGTCACCGAGGCTGCCGCGGAGCCCGCGCCCGTCAGCGTGCCAATCGAGTCGCCACCGTAGAGGATGTTCAGCTCGCGGTAGAACGACATCGAGTTGCGCATGTCGCGGACGACGTCGTCGAACGCCGACCCGAAGGCCTCGACGCTGGATCGCGCGCGGCTGACCACGCCATACGCGACCTGCTCGCGCATAACGGCCTGGTAGCCCTTCTCGCGGCCCGGCACAGTCTGGCCGCTGACGACCGCGTTGAGCGCGAACGCCGTCGCGGTCTGCCCGCCCCACGTCATGCCATGGGCACGCCGCACGCGGACGTTGAAGACGTATTCGTCGCCGAGCTTCTCGGACTCCGAGAACACCATGCTCTCGGCGAGGTCACTGAATTCCGGGACGATGTCGCGTCCCTTGGTCTCGTAGCGGTCTTTGAACCAGCCATCGAGCGTAGTTTCGGTCACGGTCATGGTGAAAATCTCCGAGGAAATGCCCGTTTCGGGGCGGTTCTTCGGCTGCCTTCACGTGTCGTGACCGGCTCCGTGGAGCACACCGGGCCCGAGGGTTACCGGCGGCTCATCGACGAAGCGGGCCCGAGGCTACGGAGCCTTGGGGTTTGTTTGCTGCGCACCGCACGGAGTTTAACCGTGTCCGCGGGGATGCCTCCACCGGGTGCTGACGTTACACCACAGCGCGCATGCACACCATGGCACGCCGTGCCGGAGCGTGTCAAGCGAGCGTCAGATTCCCGATTGGGGTGGCGTACTCCTGCGCCTTGTCGATGAACGACCACAGGATGCCGTAAGCGTTGCACGGGATGCCTTTGTGGACGAAGTCGCCTCGCGTTGCAGGGTCCTCGGTGAGCCAGTTGAGCGCCGCTCGCGCGAGGGTGCAGTCGCCGTCGGTCAGGTGAAGGTCAGACATCGATGTCCTCGCCGTTGAGGAGCCGCGAGTATTGCTCCGGATGCCTCCACCGGGTGCTGACGTTACACCACAGCGCGCATGCACACCGTGACACGGTGTGCCGGAGCGTGTCAAGTCGGGCTGATGCCCATCGCTCGCCGCAGCATGTCGACCGGGTACAAGCGGCGAAAGAACGCGTCTAGCGCCGCCGGCAGCCCACTCCGATACGCATCCATCGCGTCGCGAGCGTTCCATACCCTTGCCGCGAGCCTTGCGGGAGGAGCGTGGTTCGCGTACCGGCGCTCTAGCCGGCGCTGACGCTGGAGCCGACGTAGCGCGCGGCGGGTCATACGTCGATGTCCTCGCCGTTCAGCAGTCGCGAGTATTGCTCGGGCGTGAGCTGCGACGAGTGGATGCGCTTCTTCGGCGCTGCACCCGCTGCCGGGCGTCCCCCATTGGGCTTCGGGCGCGTCGCGTTTCGGTGTGCTTTGGCCTTCTCGATGTCCTGTTGACGCACCGCGTCGAGCTTGTCGCCGAGGAGCGCACGCAGTTGGTCCGGGCTCATGTCGCCGAGAAGCGAGCGGCTGTGCGTCGTCATCTCCTCGCGCACGACCTGCACGGCGTCCTCCACCGTGAAGCTGCGGTCGCCCGCGTCGAAGGCCGCGGCGAGCACCTTGGCCACCTCGGACATCATGCGCTGGCTCTTGGGCAGCCCGGCGCTTTCGAGGCCCTTGCTGATGCTCTCGATGTACTTGGCGCGCTCGCGCTTCTCGGCCGCGGACGCCGCCGCTTCCTCGCGCTGGCGCTTCTCGGCTGCCTCGCGGTCGGCAAGGGCCTTTTCGCGCGCCGCGAGGGCGCGCTCGCGCTTGACGTCCTCCGGCGTGCGCTCCTCGGCCTCGATGAGCTCGCGGAGCTGCCTCGGGTTCACCCCGAGGTGCTGCGCCACGGCGAGGAGCCCGGCGGGGTCGCGCACGGTGTCGAGGAGCTCCCGCACCTGCGCCTTTTCGGCCTCGGTCTCTTTGCGGAGCCGCGCGGCCTCTTCCATGCGCTTATGGCTGGCGCTGCGGAGAGTGTAGTCCCGGAGCGCGTCGCGGGCCTTGATGCGCCTCTGCTCGCCGTCAACGGTGACGGTGACGAAGCGGTCGAGATCCGCCTCGGTCAGTTCGCCGGTCTCGAGCGCCTCGCGAATCTCGGTCGCGGCCGTCTGCGCGGTTGGCGCGCCGCCTGTCGGTGCCGCGGTGCCTTGCGGCTCTGCGCCGCCTTCGGTGAATCCCTCGTCGCTCATTCGTCCCTCCTCACATTCCCTGTCCGGCCTGCGGGTCGTACGGGGCTTCCTGCCCCGGAACCGTCGGCATGTTCGGCATGTTCACGCCCGCTTGTGCGGCGAGCGGGTCCTCCGGCACGTCCTGTAGCGGCGCCTGCTGGCCGCCACCCGGATTGCCGCCCGGCATGGGCGCGCCACCTGCGTCCGGGGGCTGCATCCCGCCACCCGCGTCGGGCCACGGCGGCAAGCCGATGAGGCCCAGCATGCCGGGATTGCCCACGGTGAGCTGCTGCCACATCTCGATGTGAAGCTGGATGTGGTCGAGCACGACCGACGTGAGCTCTTCGTTCTCGCGGTTCTCCGGCTCGTCGAGCAGCGCGAAATGCGCCTCGATGTGGTCGGCATGGTGGTCGGTGAGGAGTACGCGCGCGGGCTTGCCCTGGCACAGCAGGTCGTTCTCCGAGAGGATGCCGCGGAGCTTCGTGTCCGGACGGTCCAGCAGCGGCTCGTAGCGGCCCGTGCTGAGCATCTGGAGATACTGCTCGGGCCGCTGGAAGACCTGGCGCTCCAGGAACTTGTCCGCGATGTCCATCCGGCCGCTCGACGTGCGCATGATCGCGTTCCCCGTGTCCACCGCGATGCGCCGAATGCCTGCCACATCCTGTCCGCGGAAGTCGCGCACCCATGCGCCACCGCGAGGGCCAGCGACGGCAACGAGCCGGGGCTTCGTCATGTACCGACGTGCGCAGTCGAGCCAATGCGTGCCGATGCGCTCGTAAAGCATCGCGTATGCCGACTGAAGCCCGCTGTTGTACTGCACGGCCATGCTGTGAATCAGCGCCGCCATCGCGCCGCTCTTGACGTTCGCGTCAGGCTGCCCGCGCGCGACGTCGTTGATACCGCTGATGCTCTCCATGTAGCTGCCGATCATCTCGGCAAATTTCATCGACGGCCCAAGGTCCGGCATGAGGTCCACGAGCTCCGGCTTCGCCGTCGACTCCCAGTGCGTCATCCCGTTGGAAAGCTCCTTGGTGTCGAGCCCCGAGCCGCGCGGCGTCCACACGTTGCGGAGGGCGCCCGCGTCGTGGCATGTGGCAATCGCGCTCACGACCGAGTCGAGCACGTCCTGTAGGCCCATGAGGTCCCACGCGGTCGTGTAGCCGAACGCGGTCTTCGTCTCGATGTCCGGCCGCATCGCCATGCACGGGATGACGTCGTACGGCAGCGGCCCGTCGAAGAGCACCGTGTCCCCGACGACCATCGCAAAACGGCCCTGCGGCATGGCCGGCGTACGCGCGTGGTAGAACTCGAGCGCACTGATGCGGTCGGGCTGCTCGCGCTCCTCGCGGCTGAACAGGTCCACCGTGAGCTGCGGGGCCGCGGGTGCGGAGCGGATGGCCTCGGCTGCGTCCGGGTACTGCGCGAGCAGGTCCCACCGGCTGACGCGCGTGTGCACCGCGAGCCAGTCTTCATCCTCGACGCTGGCATCGTGCGAGGGGTCGCGGATGACGTCGAGCGGCATGACGGCGCGCGCGGTGATGTCGCCCTGGTAGATGACGCGGTCCACGAGCTCGCCCGTGCTCTCGTCCTCGACCTGCTCGACCTCGATGGGCTCGCCGCGCTCGGGGTCCCACGTGACGAGCACCCAGCCCTCGCCGTAGCGTAGCGCGAAGCGGTCGGCCTCCTGCATGGCCCTCTCGAGCTTGTGCTCTTCGAGGTAATACTCGAAGACTTGCTCGGCCATGCGCGCGGCGGTCTGACTCGACGCGCTCGCGTTGATGCCGCGAGCGTTCAGCGTCGGGCGCGTGCCGGTGATGAGCACGTGGGTGTGCTCCAGCAGGCTGCGGAACTGGTTGCTGCGGACGAGCACGGTCTCGCCCTGCTGGCCGCCGTAGCCGACGCGGTCGCTCGACATAGTCGGGTCGTCGGAGCGGCCGAAGAAGAGGTTGTGCGCGTGCTGCCACCGCTCTAGGAAGCCGCTCTGCTGCACGTACTCCAGGTAGCGCGACCACGCGCGGTTCAGGCGCGCGGGCAGCTCCTCGGTGGGGCTCGCGCACCAGTACCAATCAAGGCCCGCTCCGGGCTGGTCAGTCGCCATTGTCCGCGTCCTCCGCGTAGACCTGCGTATGCACCGTCAGGTCGATGGTCTTGCCGTGCAGCGCGTCCGGCGACTCCGTGACCCACACGGCGCCGATGGTGGCCACACACTCAGGCTCTTCGCCCTCTGGCACATCGTCGCGCGCCACGCTGGACACGCAGAGCTCCACGCCCTTGCGGCCGTCCGTGAGGTGGCGCCAGTAGATGCGCTCGCGCAAGGTCTCGTCGGTCTCGATGGCAGCCTCGCGCATGGCCACGAGCTCGTGCTCGCAAGCCATTTGCACCATGAGCCGGGCCCGCTCCTCGTTGGATTCTCCGAAGATCATCGTCGTCGTCCTCCCCCCAATGCTTGCTCAAGCTTCCCGCTGGTACTCTTCTCGTGAATGACGTCGTGCCGCACGAACGCGTCCCCATGCTGCAAGTGCCGTGGGACATTCGGGTATGGTGACTCACTGCGGTCGACGTGGCGATGCGCGTACATGCTCTGCGCAATGCCGTCGAAGTGCCCGAGCCCGCCGCTCCGCGCGAAGCTGCTGCGCTGGTCGTTCCATACGCCGCCGCCCATGTGGGCGGTGGTAACGGTGCAGTCTGGGTGCCACGCGACCGAGCCCTCGGCGCACGCGATGCGCAAGGCGTTGACGGCAGGTTGGAGCCGGTCGCGGTTCGTCGGGGCCCATCGCTGACCGTGGTAGATCACGAAGTCGTTGATGACGATCTCACTCTCCCGCGTCGCCGTGCTCTGCGAGCTGTTAGGGTCGCCCCACCGCTCGTGAGGCTCGCGGCCCCACAGCATGAGCTCCTTCGCTGCGACGGCCGGCGCGATGACGTTCGTGCCTTGGTTGCGGAACACGAGCTCGTCGCGCTGGTACAGCACGTCGTCGTCGAAATGGTGCTCCCAGAAGCCGATCACGGACATATCGGAGAAGCCGAAGTCGGCCACCGTGAAGCAGCGGAAGTGAATCGGCATCGCCCGCACGTGGACGAGCAAGTCTCGGCGCTGCGAGAACTCCGGCACGATGGCGCGCGACTCTTCGACGATGCGTTCGCACATGTACTCGCGGCGCCACTCGGTCGTTTCTTCGCCGCCCGACTCGCGCTTGAACTCCTCGACGGTCTCAGGCGACAGGTGCGGTGCGTCGTAGACCGTTTTCACCCGCAGGCGCCCGGCCTCCTCGGCCTCGCGGCAGTAGCGCGCGACGAAGGGGTGCTCTGGCGAGCGACTCGGTGTGCTCGGCATGATGAGCTTGCCGCCCGTCGTCATGAGCTGCGGAAGCACGACCGACTGCACGACGTAGTCGAGCTCAGTCATGAAGCCGGCCTCGTCGAGAATGGCGAGGTCTGCGGCGCGTCCGCGGAGGCGGTTGGCGTTCGTGCTGTCGGTGCCGGCGAGCTGGATCGTCGAGCCGTTGGGGAACGACCACCGGAGCTTTTGGCTGTTGAACTTCGGACGCAGGTCGTCCGGGCACTCGGACATCACGTCTTCGAGATGCGGAACCATGATGCCCTCAGCGTCCTTTTGCGTCGGCGCCGCTAGCAGAGTGCGGGAGCCCGGCTTCGAGAGCGCCATCTCGATGGACATCACGCACGACAGGAAGCTCTTTCCCCACCGACGCGAGCACAAGATGACCTGTCGTCGCGCGGGCTCTTCGTGGACCATGCGCCGCAACTCCAGCTGCCCGTCGTGCAGCAGGTAACGCAGGTCGCCCGCGTGCCACGCGGCCTCGATGAGCGCCTCGGTGCTGACAGCTGCGAGGCTCACCGCCGCTTCCCGATGCTGCCGAGCTCCACGTCGGTGCGGAGCCTCTTAAGGTCCGCTTCAAGCGCCTCGACGTGGCTCGCGCTGGCCTTCGCCTTGAGCTTGTCGAGGATGTCCATCAGCCCCGCGCGCAGCTCCTCGAGCTCATCCACGCGACGCAGCGCCAGCGTCCGGCGGTACGCGTCCCAGGCGAGCGCCGCGACGAGCACGAGGGCCACGGCGAGCGCGGTCACTCAGCGCCCCACGCGTCCCGCTCGATGGCGTCGTAGAGGTGCGCGAGCGCCACGATGCGCTCCTCGGGTGCGCGGCTGATGACCGTCTCCTCGCCGTCCTCGACGCGCACCACGTGGAAGGTCCACGGCTCGCGGGTGTCGCGCCGGAGCCCGTAGCTGTGCGCCGGCCAGTAGATGCCCGGCCGGGCGTTCTCGTGCTCGGCCACTGCCTCGGCCTTCGTCGTCGCTTCGTTCCGCATTCGTCGTCGCTCCCTCCGGCTCATGAGCCCTCGCCCTCGCTTCGTCGCCGCCGCAGTTCCGCCAGCGCATCGTCTGCTGCGATGACCACTGTGGCCACCTGCTGTTGAGCCGCCGCCGCCTCACCCCGCTCGGTCGCGCCGTCGAGGCGCTGGAGCAGGTCCTGTGCGGCCTGGAACCGAATCTTCTCGTCGTCCGCTCGGGTCGCGAGGTCAATCATAGAACGCATCGCGACCTTGGCGCCAAGGATGAGCCCGTCCGCGACTTCCGCGTGCATCGCCTGGCGAATCTGCTGCCAAGCCGTCGAGAAGTCGGGCTCTTTGCGCCAGCGGTAGAGCGTCTCCCGTCGCACTCCTGCGGCCTTGGCGGCGTCGTCGTAGGACTCGCCACGAGCAAGAGCGGCGAGCGCGACCAGCTTTTCAGCGCTCAGCGTGGCATCTTGTGGCACAGATTGGGCCACGGGGCCGGGGTTCGGATCGGGCTTGTCCGGCGTATCGCGCTTCATCGCGAGGCCTCCTTAGCGCCAGTTTGCGCCAAGCTGGGCGCGGCGTCCAGTCCGAGCATTACGCGCGTGCGGTCGCTGGCCTCCCACGCACACCTCGTTCGGCGTCATCGCATCCTCCATCGCACGTAGTCGCAGACCGCGAGCACGTAGCCCACGGGCCGCACGAAGCCGTTCCACACGAGCCAGCCGATCATGCGCCCTCCCCCATTTCGACCGTCACGATCGTGCATTCCGCCTCACCCTCGCCCGGCCGCCGCTTCACCGCCCGGAGCTCCACCACGCGCCGGTCGTCGTCCCAGAGGATGCCGTTTCCGGAGTCCATGACCATCTTCGCGAGGTTGTCTCCGTCCGGCACCGCGTCCGGCTTGCGGTTGCGCACGAACGCGAGCGTCAGCCTGACGGGTCCGGTCGCAGGCTGCCACCGCGCCGCAAGCGCGGCCGCTTGGAGCGAGGCGCGCGCGTGAGCCTTGGCCGCCCGCATCTTGGCGCTCGTGAGAGTGCGGCCGTTGTGTACCGTGGCCCGCTCCCACGACGCGGGCGGCCCTGGGATGACCGCGTGCAGGGTGCTCATCGCACCCTCCTCGGTTTCTTCGCACCCGTCTCCGCGGCCGCACGCGCCCGTGTGAGCGCCTCCAGCCTCGGACCGTAGGCTGACGCCCCGCACGCCGGGCAGAGCCGCCACACGCGACCGTAGGCCCACGGAAAGGCCCAATCGGCGCCCACGGGGAACGGAGCGGTGGTATCGCAGGTCGCGCAGGTCGCCTCGGTCACATCGCCCTCGCGGCCGCCGGGATCGCATCCTTCGTCAACTCCGCCCATCGTGCCACGACGAAGCCGAGCCGCCACACAAGCGGCTTGCCTCGGAAGTCCGGCGCGTGCGATGCGTCGTAGAGCTCCCCAAAGCGCCGCATGGCGCCCATCGCGATCGACCGCGCCGCTCGCCCATGGTCGTCCCAGCCGCGAGCCTCGGACATCTCCGGGGCCAGCTCGAGGACGCGTCGCTCGATGCTCTCGACGTGGGTCAGGTCCCGGCGTCGGTCTGCGTCGGTCGGTCGCATGCCGCGGGCTCGGCTGACGGCCAGCCATGCTCGCCATGGGAGCTCGAGGCTGCTCACGGTGTCGTACTCGCCGAGGGGGTCCGGGCAGTCGATCGAAGAGCCCGGTCGCGCACGGGCGCGCGGAGAGTGCGTAGCACTCTCTCTCCTCTCCTCTCCTCTCCTCTCCTCTGTCCGAGTGGTATTGAACGATTGCATAGACTTAGCTTCGTCACCAGATCCGTCAGAGGTCACGCAGAGGTCCGTCAGAGGCTCGGCAGAGGATCCGCAGAGGTCCGTCAGAGGCTCGGCAGAGGACGACAGAGGCTTCGCAGAGGCTCGCTTCCGGGCCGTCTTCGTGGTCGCCCCTTCGGCCTGGTAGCGGTCCCATCCTGGCAGGCTGGCGACTCCATGGCTCACCACGATGCACCCGTCCGAAAGGAGCTCCTCGACACACCGGCGCACGATGCGGCGCTCATGCCTCTCGACGCCAAGACGGCGACACACCTCGTCGCCAAGCGGCCGCCCTCCGAGCGTCATCGTGCCGTCGTCCTCCACGAGCTCGGTGAAGATCTCGCGGAACACCGCCCGCGTCAGCGGCGATAGCAGCGCGAAACTCCCAGTGGCCCGCCACGACCGACGCCACGGCTTCATGACCCAGACTCCTCGTCAAAGACGTCGGCGCGGTCGCTTTTCTTGTCGAGCGGGCGCAGCTGCGTGATCGAGCCGCCATCGTCGCGGATGAGCGCCACGCGTGGGCGCTTGGGGCTGTCCTTGAGCTTCGCCACCTTCGCGAGGGCGTCGGCGCCTTCGTGGTCGCCATCGCGCCAGATGAGCACGATCCCCTCGGCCATGTTCTCGACGTCGCCAGAGCCCTTGATGTCGAACATCGTGGGTTCGCGGTGCTTCTTGTTCTCCGGCCGCGAGAGCTGCGAGACGAGGATCACCGGCACCTTCGCCACCTTCGCGACGCGCTTGCAGGCTCGCGCGGCGTTCGTCAGTCGCTCACGCTCCGACACGCCCTTACGCTCCATAGTGCGGTCGGTGATCTCTTGCAGGTAGTCCACGACGATCAGCCCGCACGACTGCGCCAGCCGCTTTGCGTAGCGCGCCACGTGTGAGACGTCGTTGTCTTCGAGGATCGCGTAGTGAATCGGATCGTCGATCTTCAGCCGGTCGGCCGCGCTCACGACCGAGTCCATGTCGTTGCGTGAGAGCTGAGGTTTCGAGAGGTCGACCTTGGCTTGATGCGCGACCATGCGTCGGCCCCACACGGCTTCGCGGTCCTCGACCGAGACGATGCCCACGCGCGCGCCGTACTGCGCCCACCATCGCAGCGCCATCCACAGCGCGAGCGAGCTCTTGCCGGCGTTCGTCTCGCCCGCGATCACAATGAGGTTGCCGGGCGCCATGTGGTCGCCGAGTGGCGTGAACGCGCCGAGGTCCAGCCCGCGATTGTCGCGCTTGCGAAACACGTCCTCCATCGCAGCAGCCACGACGTCGGGCGTGGTGCGCAGCCACGGATACCCAGTCGCGTCCGCGTTGCTCGTCGCGGTCTCGGCGAGCGACTGCACGGCCTGGATGCACGCATCAACGTCGCCGCCATCAATGAGGGCCACGGCTTCGAGCAGCGGCTCCCGAAGGCGTCGAATGCGCGAGAGCCCACGAAGGTGCTCCACAGCCCCGGACACGGCCGCAAGAGGCGTGGCGTCGCCCTGTAGCAGTCGCACTGCCGTTCTCACAGCCTCGTCTTGTCGCTTCGCTCGCAGCGCCTCGATGACGCGCTCGGATGCCGGCATGGCCCCGGACTCGCCCAGGTCGAGGATGGCCGCGAGCACGTCACGGTGCGCGGGGATGGCCAGGTCGTCCGGCCGGAGCTCGCCGAGCCGACGCCACGAAGGCGGAGCGGCGAGCACGTAGCGAAGCACGCTCGCTTCGAGCGACGAGTCGTGGTCGTTCACGCGTACCTCTGTCGGATAGCGGCCGCGACGACTCTGCACATGTCTAGCGCTTCGTGGTCGATGGGTCCGTCGGGCTCGAAAATTGGGGGCTTGGCCGTCGCGTTGTCGAGCGCCCAAAGCGCAGCGTCGACCTCGCGCTCGGTCAGCTCCGACCCGCGGGAGTGGTCGCCGAGCGCCCAAAGCGCCGCCTTCCACACCTGCCACGTCGTAGCCACGGCCGGGTTGGCAGCGCGCATCGCGCGCCGCAGGTACCCGAGCCGTTCGATGTCGCTGAGGCACGGCCCTTCCTCGAGCGCCGTGACATCGGGGTCAAGGAAGTCCTCCCACGTGCCCGTGATGCCGTCCGCGATGTCCTGCGCCTCCCAGGCGTCGGCAAGGTCACGAGCGCCCACGTCGAGCCTCCCGCGCGTTCATCCGAAAAGCCCCAGTTGGTCAGATCCTGCGTCCACGCTCGCGAGGTTGCGCGCAGCCTGCTCGTAGTAGCTGCGCTTGAGCTCGCACCCGACGAAACGCCGCTTCTCTTCCAGAGACACGTAGCCCTCGGAGCCGATGCCCGCAAACGGCGAAAGCACCACGTCGCCCGGATTGCTCCACAGCCGAAGGCACCGGCGGATCACGCCGAGTTGAAGCGGGCAGATGTGGCGCTCGTCGTCGTGCTCGCGCGCGCTGCGGTATTGCAGCGTGTCGCTCGGGTCGATGGTCGACGCGTCGTCGCGCGGATCGGTGTCGCCGCGACAGATCGCGAATCCCTCGTCGTCGACGCCGCGCGTCGTGACCCAGACCGGCGACGCGTATCGCTGCCAGACCTCGACGTCCGAGAGCAACCCTTTCCCCTTCTCTTCGTGGCCGATCGGCTCGACGTTCGGCGTCGGCTTTCGCAGCGTCACGACGTAGTCCGGGATACCCTGGCGACTCATCGACGAGTCCTTGCGGATCGTCTTGTGAAGCAGGCCTAGCGCCTTTGTTCTCTGCATCGCCGTGACGGGGTCTTTCCAGATGACGACCTCGGAGTGGAACACGAAGCCGACCGCCTGCATTGCGCGAATGAGGTCGCCTCGGAAGTCGCGTAGACCGATGAAACCGTCGCGACTCTTCGACGTGGGAAGCAGCATGCAGTGCATCGACACGAGCCGACCCGGTTTCAGCACGCGATAGAGCTCGGTCGCGAGGAATCCGAAGTGCGCGAAGAACTCGTCGTTGTCCCTGCAGTTGCCCATGTCGCGCGGGCTCGCACTGTACGTGTACAGGCTCGCGAACGGCGGCGAAAATACCGAGTAACCCACCGACTCGTCAGGCAACCCGCGCACGAGCTCCACGCAATCGCCTTGGTACAATGCGAAATTCTCGCCAATCGTCTGATCCATCACTTGAGCCATGAGGGCACCTCCATCGTCTCGCTCGGTTGGTAGTCGTTCCACTGGCGCCTGGCGCCGCTCCCTGTCGCGTAGGACGCTTGCGAGACGTGCTCGAGCATCTGTCGCGACATCTCCTCCGCGTCGTCGTGCTTGCGTCTAAGGTTGCTGATGACCGCTCGCTCAGTCTCGGCAACGCACGTCCGCACGATCACTTCGCGCTTCTGGCCGAATCGCCAGCATCGACGAATCGCCTGATACGTCTGCTCGTACGAGTGCGATGCTCCGACGAAGTATACCCGCGCGCAGTGCTGCCAGTTCAGGCCGAAGCCCGCGATGCTTGGCTTCGTCACGAGGACGCGAATCTGGCCGTCCGCGAACGCCAGGAGCTTGCGGGCCTTCTCGTCGGGTGAGTCGGACCCTGACACTTGCACCGCGTCGGGTACCGCTGACGTGATCGCGTCGCACTCTGCGTTGTACTCGCCCCACACGAGCGCCGGCTCATCATGCTCCAACGCAATCGCGTCGGCGATGGCTCGGACACGCGCCGCCTGCGTGGCCTTCCGCGTGTCGCGCTGGTCCGTGAGCGTGCGAGCGTCGTCGAGGAACAGTCGCCCGACCTCTCGCGCGTTGGCGTGATCGATGGCGATCACGAGCTCTTCGTGCGTCATCGGAGGCAACAAGAATCCGTCGTCGGAGTATCCAAGGTCCGACGGCCGCTTGACCATTG